AAGAAACGGCACGTGCTCTTGCACGAGTATCTACTTTAGTTGTACTTGAGCTAATTGTAAAGGGTCCTAATGAAGAGCTCGCCTGGGAGCTATTAGGATAGTCTCTTAAGTTTAATGTAATTTGGGTGTCTCCTGTTTGGGAAATAAAATCTGGAATAAATCTTCTAATTTTCATTAGGAATTCTCCATCTCCTTGAAAGGTTGCTCCACCTTCTTTAGTAACCGTTATATCATAATCACCTGATTCTATATTAGAAGCGATAGCGGTAATAGTACTTCCAACAACTTGATCGGTCCCTGTTTCATGTTTAAAGTAGGTAGTTCTGCCATCTGTATTTCCAACAACATCGAATGAAGTATCAGTATCAGCGTCATAAGAAGTACCATGAGGATTTCCAAAAACAGATGAATCTGCCCAAGTGGTTCTATCTAAACTACTCGTTACCCAGATAGCTCTGTCAGGAGTAGAATCTAAATAATTATAACTCACCATTCTATTAACAATAGTTGATCCTGAAGTAGGATAAAACCAGTATATTTCTCCAAATAGATTATTTAATCCACAGTTAACTAATTGTTGCCCCGTGGTGTTTATATCATCAAACACATAGTCTTCCACTAAACATTTCATCGATTCCAGTTTACCAGCGTATTTAAAAAATCCATTTTCAGACATCCAGTACGCTGAACCATCTACCTCGATTGCAGCATTCATTCCAAGAAGTCCACAGTTAGTTCCTACTTGCGCAAAGGCAAATACAAATGGAACTCCGACAAAACGCATAGTAAACGCTGCACTGTCCGTCCAAACATAAGTTGCATCTCTTCCTCTAACTGCACCCATGATCCGTGATCCGTCAGCCAGTCTTTGTGAACCTGCTGTATTGGTTGCTGTAATAGTCCAGGTATTAATATCCTCTCGATTAGACCATCTAACAAACATATCATCTTGAGTAGCTGTGTCTCCAATCGTGGTTTCAGTTCCAAATAAAACTAAGTGACGATCTGGAGTAGATACTAACATATCACGGGACGCGGTTGGTGCACCAGACACAATCGTTGCTCTTGTGTCCGTAGCTCCCGACGCATCTGAATCCCATTCAAAAATAGGTCCATTGTGAATTAAAGCTAAAAGTTTTTTACCAAAACTATCCAAGGTCCATAGGCCTGGATCAATTACATAATCACCACTAGCAGCTTCCCCCCAGGCTACATAATCCGTGCTATTAGTGACCGTGGCTCCATCTGCATGAGAATCTTTGCTTGTTCCTCTAACTTCTCGGGTCACTCCTGTTAAAGTATTAGTACTAATTCCAGTATAAGAAATTTCTTCTGTACCAATTTGAATATAAGAGGTTCCAGAAGATGGAAATTGAGATGCATCGGTTAATACAATGGTAGTAGTAGTTGAATCATTAATAGCTCCATTAAGTGTGGTTGTAGCTTCTCCTGAAACCGTACCGCCGTATTGTCCTAAACTCCAGCCATAACCAGGAAGTTGAGTTGCAGGTCCCACAGGGTAATAATATTGTACTCTAATACCTCCTGATGTCGTGGCACCGGATCCTGTTTCAGCGGATGGCATAGTAATAGTAAGAGTAGTTGAAGAAGGAATTGTTGTGATCATGAATTTAACATCATCAAAATCAGAGGCACTATAATTTGAATTGGTAATGGTTGTAAAATTGTCTAAATAAATAATATCTCCAGCGCCCATGCCATGAGGAGATGAAAAAGTAATAGTTACTTCAGTAGAGTCATTAGTAGTGGTAAAAGCATTGGTTAAAGTAGTAGTGGTTTTAATAGGATGAATGTCATAAAAAACACCTCCTGTATAGACATATAAAATTCTATTGGTTCCGATGGCAGAATATTTAAATCCTGAACTATTAATAAATTGGTGTTGGGCTCTAGCAGCTCCCGTTAGAAAATTTTCTCCTAACTGAGACCAACCTCCTATTTTTTCAGGTGTACCATATCTAAATCGTACATAATCTCCTCCCGTCCACTGTCCTTCAGCGCCTGTGGGAGTAACTTGTTTGTTAAAACCCGGTAAAAATTCTATTTTTTGTAGCATAAAAATCCTCTTTTATAACTATAACAGATTTTAGGGATAATCAACAGATTTAAAGCAAGGGGAATCTGTGGTGGATCATCCCCTCACCAGCGTAGTGTGTATACTATTTTTTAGGGATTGTAAAGCCTTTATACCAGGCTGGAAGTCCTAAGAATGGACGCCGGTCAAATCTATTTGGTTTAGCGGTTTTCTTTTTAGCATCATTATAGTGTAAAAAAACTTGGCCACAGTCTTTACCTTTAAATTCTTCTCGCCAATGTTCGAGATCACATCCAGAATAAATAAGCATATCTCCTGGTTCTAGTTCTACTTTGATACCTGCTTGACCTTTTTTTCCAGTTGGATCTAGATAAATTGGCCATGGATCTCCTCCTAGATTTAAGGTAGTAGAGACTTCGCATGAATATCTATCTTTATGTCGATGAAGAACATCTGCTGTTTTATAAATTCTGGCATAGGAATAAGTTTCATTTAACTTATAACCTGTTTCTTTTTCCATCTTTACTTTTAAAGCTTCTAATAATGTTTCCATTACTGTATCGGAATAATGAGAATAAGTATTAGGAACCTGTTCATCATTCCATATACCCCAATATTCTGTAAAGGGTGAAATATATTTTTGATCAAATAAAAATCTAGCAATTCGTCTTTTCTTTATAAAATAAGAGTAGACAAACGAAGCGAGCTCTTTTGATATTGCTCCTCTTAATACTTTGTATTTATTTTTTTTGAATGACATTTTTTCCTTTCTTTAATTTATGTTCTATTAATGTGTCAACAAAATCTGGAGTACGTTTTTTAGGATGTTGTCCTAAGGTGGCATGAATGTACGCAACTCTAACTGGATCTATATCCTTTAGTTTAATTATATTAACTACCTTATGGTTTTTGGACATTTAATACTCCTTTTGGTATCGCTTGACAGTTCCAATGAATGAATCTAAAGGGCTCATAGCCCATATCAACCGCATACATATGAGGCATATACGATGGAAAAAATATCATTCTTCCAGGTTTTACTTCATAATTAACTTGATGGCTAGCATAAGTTATTTTAGTCATATCTTTTTGAGGTAAAAGATTCATCATGTTTCCTGATCTTGGGTCTTCGAATATAGGTCGTGATGTTCTCTCACTAGCTTTTAAAAAATAAAAACCAGACATATGCCCATTCCAGTGGGTATGTAAAGTATGGTGTCCCCCACCTTTTTTAGCAAACTCCTGTACCCACATTTCTGTAGTAAAGACTTGGTAATTAGTTAAATCAAAACCCATTTCTAATAATAAATTATTTGCGGTTGCCCCTATATAATTTGTAAGTTCTAAAAAATTAGGATCTCCTATTAAAGTAGTTGAATGAAAAACATGGCCCATATCTCCTTTATCTCCAAATTTTTTATTTCTTTTATCTATATCTTTTTTTAAATTCTTTTTAGCTACTTCAATATATTTATCTGAAGCTCTATTTAAATCATCTACAAATGCACGTTCATCAGCAAACCATACAGGACATTTAAAAAGGTCTTCTTTATTTAATTGTTGTGGAAATGATTTTGCACTTCCACAGGATATCTTATCCAATTCTTTTTGAGTTTTTACTTTTCTTGCTTTTTTTTGTTTCTTTTTCATTTATATGGCCACCCTAAATTCCAGATTACTAAACTATGTCTTGATCCTTTTTTAACTGGACATACTCTATGCCAAACAAATCCAGGGAACACCACTAAAGATCCTTTAGGGAGTACCTCTTTACATTTTCTAATGTTTGGTTTTTTATCTGGATCTAAATTTCTAAAATCAAATTCTAACTCACCACCCTTATAGTCTTTTGGATCTGATAGAGTTACTGTTACAGATAACTTTCTAATTTTTCCGTTTGATGGGTCACTTTGTTGTCTTTGATAAGGTTGATCCCAACCATCACAGTGCCAATCATAATACTGACCTTTATTATATTTTGTAAACTGACAAGCTTCACTAAAATCCCATTGAAAATTCCAACCTGCAGATGCATTAGCTTGATGGACATAAGGTTGTATCTCTTTATATATCCATCTATCACTCATCCATACAATCTCTGAATTTCTTTTCTTTTTTAAATCTTTAACTTGTTTTTGATTTAATTTTTTTGGATCACCACCATAACCACCAGTAACTGCCATTTGATCTTGTAAAGATTTTCCATAACGTACAATATCATCACAAATTCTGTGAGGAATTACTGATTGAAAATACCAAAAATAATTAGTTAAGTTCATATGTCTTTATACATATATTATATCACAAATTAAATAGAGAGTAAAGAAGAAAACTAATAAGAATTGATCTAGATCAATTATGAAACTGTTAGTGTAGCGTTAGCTGTAAATTTAGCTATTTTGTCTCCGCCCGGGTGTGTTGATATACACGAAGCAGCACAAGGAGTTCCAGCAAAAGTAACTGCACTTGGTCCTCTAATAATAACTATTCCTGGTTGACCTGCAGTACATGGTCCTCTTCCACCATTTCCTGAATTTGCTGTAGCAGGGGCTGGACCCCCAGCAGCGTAAGTTACAGCGCCACCTGTAATATCATTAGGTGCTCCTGCTCCACCAGTTACACCTTCACCACAACTAAAACATGCTCCTGCTCCACCAGCGCCACCTCCACCACCGGCTCCACCAAAAGAACCTGGTTGCCATTTACCTGCACCTCCTGGATTACCTTGAGACACAGGACTTGTTGGAGGAGTATTACCTGCTCCACCTGGAACAGTTGTTCCTCCTGAATTTGATGATCCTGAACCACCTCCAGAACCTCCGGCAGCTCCTTTAACATTAGTAGTTGGTACACCTGGATTACTTGATCCTGGTACACCTCTACCACCATAACCACCACCTGTTGATGTAATATGATCTTCGATAGTGGAATCTGTTCCACTACCCGCAGCACAAGATCCTGCTTGTGGACCTCCTGCTCCTCCGCCTCCAACTGTAATTGTATAATCTCCTGAATCCATAGTTAATGCCGTCCCTTGTAAAGGTGCCGGACCATAACCAGATGCTCTATAACCTCCTGCACCGGCTCCAGCATCTCCTGATCCACCACCCCCGGCTACTACTAAATAATCTACTGTATAACTTACTATTACTGAACCATCGGGCCATGTTCCTGCCTCCTGGGCTTGAAATTGTGATTGCATTGACCACACACCACTTGCTTTATTTAATTCTTTTATCATCACCGTACCACTACCTCCAGCACCACCAGTACCATTGTAGTTTCCTCCACCGCCACCACCACTATTAGCTACACCCGCTCCTGCAGTTGGACCAGAGATAGCATTTCCTCCACCACCAACTCCTCCACCACCTGTATAACCAGACTTACCACCTGAACCACCACCCGCAAATTGACCACAAGCTGTTGCTCCTGCCGTGGGTGAGTTAGCTGTATAAAAAGGTTGGGGTGCTGCACCAAATAAACTTGTTACGGGAGATCCTGCTCCACCTGTTCCACCTGCACTTGGAGGATTGGCGTCTCCACCTGCACATGCGTGTCCACCTCCACCACCTCCAGCTCCAGGAGCTGGACTATCTCCACCAGGATTTCCTTGTGAAGGATTCGTTGGAGGAGTATTTCCTGCTCCACCGGATCCGTCTCTTGCGGCGCCACCACCGGAACCACCTGTTGCGCCATCTCTTGGAGGAGAAGCATCATAATGACCGCCTCCGCCGCCACCATCTGAAGTAATATCAAAACCAACTGAATCAGTTCCAGGTGTTCCTGCAGCAGCACCTGGAACGGGTGCTCCTGCTCCACCTGCACCTATTGAAACTGGATAAGCTGTGGCTCCACAAACTGGATGACATGCAATAGTTCTAAGTCCACCTGCTCCACCACCACCTGAGTAACCACCACCTCCAGCACCTGCTACCACTAAAACATTAGCAAGTTTAGTTCCGGGTTGTGTTGTGATTGTACTTGATCCGGTAGCTGTTACTTTTGTAACTTTATCTTTACCGAAAGAAGTTACATTCGTTTTTCCGATTAAGCCGCCGTTTGTTGATCCTGCTGGATGTGCCATTTGAGTCTCCTTATGCGGACACCCAAGTTAATCCTGATGTGTCCCAATTAAATGAATTATGTGCTGCTTCATCATCTGTAGCAATCCATCGTTGATTACCTTCATCCCATTCTATCGCATAAAGAGCAACTCTTGCATCTCCTACTGCTTTACCTTCTGGAATTATTCCATTATCTGAATGTTCTTGTGTCCATGTTGAATCATAAGTTGTTATAGTTGGATAAGTAACTGGTGCTTTCCAATCATCATTTCCATCTAATGCCCAAGAAGCATATGGTTGGGGTGAAATAAATTTGTTTTTTGCAGCATCAAAAGTATAACCTTTGCCTGCATATTGTTTTCTAAAATTATTATTATAAGAAGTTTGTTTCCAGTTTCCACCTTTGAAAAAGTTTTGACACCATGTTTCTCCATCAACGTGCATATCGTTTTCCCCTAAAGGTCCAGCTGCTGTGGTAACATCGTTACCCACAACGATCACTCTTGTTACTATATTATTACTATCTAGTTCTGCGAAATGTGCCATATTTTAACTCCCTAAAATTTAATTTATAGTATAATTTGTTTATAGTGTCAATGGACCCGTTCTAAACCCAGTTTCCATCTTTTACATACTCATAAACTGTATTCATTTGCCATACACCAGAAGCTGCCGCTGCTTCTTTAACAACAATAACTCCTTTACCTCCGCCTCCTCCTGCTTCACCTGGGTTTCCTGGTGTAGCATTAGCACCGCCACCACCACTGCCAGTATTTTCTGTTCCAGCAACTCCTTTAGGTACAGAAGGGTTTGGTCCTGGTGATTTTGATCCTGGTCCGCCGCCACCTGATCCACCACATCCACCGGATGCACCACCTCCTTGAGCGCCTCCACCGCCACCAGCAAATACTCCACAGACACCTGCGGTAGTTCCAAAAACAGGACTAGCATCAGTTCCAGCTCCGCCTGCTCCACCAGCAGGAGATGTAGCATTTGCACCAACGGCACTTGAGCCTCCACCACCTCCTCCATTATTAGAAGGATGGCCATCTCCACCCGCATATCCTTGACAAGCTGTTCCAGTAGCTCCACATCCTGCACCTGGTTCAGTACCACCACCTCCGCCTGAACCACCTGGATTACCAGGAGTAGAACTTTGTCCACCACCTGCACCACCTGCTGTACTTGTTATACTAAATCCGACTGTGTTAGTTCCATCACTACCCTTACCATCACTAACTGCTCCGGCACCTCCACCACCAATTGTGACTGGATAAGCTGTGGATCCAGAAACGGGAATCGCAAGTGATTGTTGATAACCACCAGCTCCACCTCCGCCACCACCTCGTGTACCGCCAGCTCCACCACCACCGCCTCCGGCAATTATTAAAGCGTCTATTGAAGTTGTTCCTGCTCGAGTTGTGAAGCAACCCGTAGCGATGACTGCAGTAATTTTTTCTACTGCCACAGTGTTAACAGGTCCAATTATTCCGCCATTGCCAGCCATAATTTAAACCTCCTAATCGATTAACGTTTCATATGAAATGAATAAGTCTAGATCTCCAGTTGCACTCGCACCACCTTTTAAGATATCGCCTTCCATTAAGTAAATTGGAGTGTCTAATACAACTAATGATGCATCAGCTGGAACTGAAATTGTTTTGGCTAAATAAACCGTAGCGTCTGCTCCAGTTGTAGTAACACCTGTTGTGCCTGATCCCATGCCATCAACGAATAAATCTAAATCTGCTGCCGCTGAACCATCCACATTAGTACAAACAATTCTATTAATTTTTAAAATGTATTCAGCGGTAACTGTTAATAAAGTTGTAGTTAAAGTATTAGATAAATTCCAACCTGCATTACCACCGAGAATTGTTGCAACTGATACTATATTTGGGTTTGCCATAATTTAATTCCTTTTATTGTTATTATCCGAAAATCATTGCCATTGCAATAGCTTTCCCGGTTGATATACCAAAAGTTGATGTTGCTGTCCACTGAGTGTTTCCAGACCCATCTGAAGTAGTTAAAGCATAATCTGCTGCTGCTCCCACTGCTGCGGGTAAAGTAAGAGTATAAGAACCACTAACTGCTGTAGGGACATCTACAGTAACAGCCGCTGAGTTATCAGCGTCATTGAATACAAGAGCATTATTATTAACTAAAGTTATCTCTGAAGAAGTAGCCATAACATCTACAATATCTGGATTAGTTCCATCATTAGCAGTTGCATAGAGAATTTTAGTTCCTTTGTCTGTAGCTGACCAAGTAACACTGCTACCTGAACCAGTGACATATTTAAATTGAACTGTATATGCGCCTGATGAAGAGTTTTTAATTATATAAAAAGTTTGAACATCTAAAGGAATTGTTACTATAGTAGCTTCACCAATTGACCCTGTAAATTCTATGACTCGGTGTGCAACTTGGTTAGCATCAGTTGCTGCTCCATCTGATACAGCTAAAGTAGTGGGAGTTGATGTTATAGCTATTGAAACATAGCCTCCAGCAATTTGTTCAAGGATTTGTAAATTAGTATTTGTTAATGTTCCCCAGGTACCGGCCTTTTCGCCAGTGGCCATTAATTGAGTACCTAGTCCTGTGTATGTTGATGGCATAATTTTTTTTCTCCTAAGCTACATCACTATAGCTTGTATTTGATCCAGTTGCAACCTCCGAATATGTTATATTCGAACCCGTTGAAACATTACTATAGGTTATATTAGATCCCGTGTCAACATCTCCATAATAAATTGTAAAAGGAGGAGTTAAAGTAATTGTAGCGGGAAGGCCAGTTAATCCCATTACTTGCTCTGTAGGTGTAATAGCTCCAACTGATGTTGTGGCTGAAATTCCAGTTAATCCCATTACTTGATCTACCGGCGTAATAGCTCCAACGGATGTTGTAGCAGAAAGACCAGTTGGTTGAATTAAAGGGTTTGATGAAATAGTTATACTTCCCTCCGCCGTAGTAGCAGAAAGACCAGTTAGAATAGTTGTATTACTTGAGTCTATAGTTGGTGCTCCATCAGAAGAAGTCAGTGAAAGCCCTGTGAGAGGTACACCAATTTCTATATTCACCGATCCATCAGAAAGAGTAGCTGAAATTCCAGTTAGAACAGTTGTATTACTTGAATCTATAGTTGGCGCTCCATCAGAAGCGGCTAAGGAAATACCTGTTAAACTAGCAATTGTAAGTTGAGTAGTAGTAGGTGTTCCTAAAGTTGAAGCGGCTGATATTCCTGTAACAGGAACCGTTATTGCGGATTCGCCCCAGTTTTCAAAGCCCCATGTATCTCTTCCCCATCCAATTGCGTTAAAAGCTGTAACACTTCCAAGTGA